AAATCAGGTCGCGGCCAAATTACATACACCGTCTACAACAGCGATTGGGACAAGTGGCACACGCGCCACGACGTTGAGTTTCGTGATGATGGCTACACGAAAGATTTGAACAACAACTTGGGTCGGCTTCTGAGGAGAGGAAAAGCCTCTGACTACGACACTGAGTTGGGGGCCATGGGCGGTACGGCCAATGCGGTGCGCCGCAAGTTGGAACGTGCGTTGATGTCCAAGCAGAAGCGTGACTGGGACACTGGTCGTGAGGATGGTCGCTTGGATGTACGCCGCCTTCCTGCGGTGATGTCGGGGCGCACCAATGTGTTCAAGACACGCACGGATCGCACCGATTTGGACACGGCAGTCACTCTGCTCTGCGACTTGTCGGGCAGCATGGCTGGCCGACGCATTGAGATGGCACGGCAAACGGTAATGTGTTTAGCCGAGGCTATTGATCGAACTGGTATCGCCTATGAGATACTTGGGTTCGAGAACTGTAGTGATTGGCCACACGACGCGCAAGTTGGGTCGGATTACCATGCCTCCAGTCGCTTCAATCCTCTGGATATGGTGGTGTTCAAATCGTTTGATGAGCGGCTGCCGCAAGCGAAGGGCTGCATTGCGGCCATGAAGAGGAGCATTTGTCGGGGCTACAATTCGGACGGCGATGCAGTGAGCAATGCTCACGAGCGGCTGCTGCAACGACAGGAGAGCCGTAAAGTTCTACTCGTGCTGAGTGATGGTCAACCAGCCGCAGACGACAATCGGGCAGAGGCCAACTGGTTGGCTGATGTTGTGCGCGACATCCACCACAAAAGCGACACAGATGTCGTGGGCATCGGGATTTGCAGCGGAGAGGTAGAGAAATACTACCCGAACCATGTCGTGATCTACGATCTGGATGATCTCACAGGTGGGGTGATGGATCAGCTTGCCAAGTTGTTGCTTGGTGATCGGTTTGTTGTGGACAACAGCAAGCTGCTCGACCGTGCAGTATAGGCCGCGAAAGACGAGATGGACGGTGCGAACCGAGTGGTTCGCCCTTCATCCAAGACGAGACACGCGCTTCTGGTTGGCCGTGTCTCAGCAAGTCAGGGCACGTCGTGTGAGACACCGTGACTACAAAACAATTCAACAAATCGCACAGGAGATAGCAGCGAAATGAACATTATGTTTTTAGACGACAATCCACACAAGGCCGCCGAGTATCATGCGGACGGTGACATCTACAAGCACATGATAGACTGCTTGCTGATGATCCAACATGCCAATGGGGAGGGTGTTGATCCCCATGTGGCCAATCACGACATGACCAAGTGGGTGTGTAGCGACCTTTCGCATTACCTCTGGGTTTACATCCACATGAACGCGCTTTTGAGCGAAGGGCAGTCTCGTCAGTTGATAGAAGAAAGCCCCTTTGAATTTGAAGACGTGACTGGGTATCTTTTCAACACCACCCTTCCATACAAAAAGTGGCGCAATCCGCCTCGCTGTATCCCCGATAAGTACAAAGTTCCATTTGCGGACTTCGAGCGCAGTCGTGGCAATCGTGAGCCGATGCACGACACGTCGTGCCATGTGGCCAGTTATCGGTGGTACTACACCAACGACAAGCGGCGTGTGAAGACGTGGACAAAGCGTGAAAAGCCAGAGTGGTTTGCTGATTGCGAGGTGGCGGCATGAGCGATGCCATCAAGCACAAGTGGTGGGCGTGGCATCGTGAGAACCCCGATGTCTACGAGATGTTCAAGCGCTTTACATTGGACGTCATTCGCCATGGCTACGATAGCTACAGCAGCAAGGCAGTGTTCGAGCGTATTCGTTGGCACACTGACGTTGAAACGCAGGGCGGCGAGACGTTCCGCATGAGTAATAATTTCACCCCCTACTATGCTCGCCTGTTCATGCACGAACACCCAGAGCATCAGGGATTTTTCCGTACTCAAACACTTCAAGAGGAGAAGCAGCATGGGTAAATCAGCCGCCGATAAGGTAGCACAGGCCAAGCTAGAGGGCTTGGTTGAACTGGAGCCGAAGCCGAAGCGCTACGCTCTGTACGAGACGCCAAAGACCGCCAAGCCAACAGCGCCTCGCAAGACAGCACCGTTCAAAGTGTCGCCCTCTGCCGCACTTAAATCATATTTCCGCAAAGCGGAAGTCCTTGAGTTGATGCAGCTTGCGTATCTCGAAGGCTTTATGCAGTCGGGGGAGGGCTTCAACGGAGAGTATCCGTTCAAGGATGGAGATCAGAACCCAGAGCAGCTTGAGGAATGGGCGCGTGATCGCTACGAGCGCGTGTCTCTGGCACTGGATCAGTGGTTGTCGCGATGAGTAAGGGCAAGCCAATCGGGAAGAAACGGAAGGCATTATCCGTCATGTTTTCAACACACAGTGGCACGACCATATGGGGTCGGAGCCAAGGAAGGATTGGCCGTGAAGGCCAGACCAATCGGGCTGCGCGTCGTGCAGCAAAATCCAATGTGAGAAAGGGCAGCAAGTGATCGCCGCCACCTGTCTGGCTCTGAACGTGTACTTTGAGGCGCGTTCGGAGCCAATGATTTCCCAGTTTGCGGTGGCGCAAGTGACCATGAACAGGGTGTCGTCGGGGAACTATCCCGACAATGTATGCGATGTCGTGTGGCAGAACCGCCAGTTCAGTTGGACGCACGACGGCAAGAGCGACAAGCCAAAGGAAGGGGAGGCGTGGGAAGTTGCCAAGTGGGTGGCACAACTCACGCTCGACGACACGGATCGCAGCTTGTCCGTCGTGCCGCACGACACGCTTCACTATCACGCCGACTATGTCAGCCCGTACTGGATCGCAGCTTGCGAGAAGGTCGGGAAGATTGGTCGGCACATTTTTTATCGGAGGAGAACATGATGAAAGTATCAATAACCGCAACGCGCACCGTCGAGCAGACGAACAGGCAGCGGAACTGGCGGCCAGAAAAATGATCACGATTACCTGTGACAGACCTCTTGGAGAAGGGGAGATGGAGCATCTGATTGGTGAGGCCAAGCTTATGCAGATCACTGGCGATACGAAATCGTGGGTCGGCGACGGCATGTTGCACATGTGTGTTGGTGGCGAAGAGTTTCATTTTGTGGATCAAACAAACTTGGAGGAAAAGAAATGAGTTTAACAGCAACAGTAATGGGTATGGTGCGTTCGATGAACCAAGACGAGCGCGTGGATTTTTCGGGTGAGTTCTTTGAGTTTATTAAGGACATGCCAGAATTTAAGGAAGCGCTTGATAGTGTAAAGCGAACGACGACAACATCGCCGCGCAGTGGCGGCGGATGGAAAGGCAAGAAAGCCAAGCGTCCGTTCAGTGTCAGACTGGTGAGTGGCGTGGACAGCAGCAAGCCCAAGATACAGCAGATTGAGGGCCAGTGGGTCAACGTGGACAAGGACGCCATCATTGATGGGGAACGGTATCTCATCACGGCCAGATTGGATGAGGGGAAGACTGAATACATTTTGGCCACAGGTAAGTCGGGGTCGAAGATGACATTCGAGACTTGGGCGGGGGATCACTGCATAAAAGGTATGGTATTCGCTACCTCTTACACGCGGTGGAGTGATGTCGTAGATCACCTTGAAGGCGTTATGTAGTATCCACCTAATACATACCAACACACACCATTAAATGACTTTTGTTGTTGTAAAATAGCTAAAGAGGTGTATATCTAGGGATACATCTTGAGATAATAACCTACATACAAGGGGAATTAATATGACAGAGATGGGAAGAAAATTAAAAGTTTCGGCGCGATCTTGTGCAAGCACCTCGCCGCCGTCTTGGGCAGACAATCTTGGGTATAATGGGGTTGTTTGGGCAGCATATAACCGAGTAAATTTATTTAGCCCTATGGGTTTCAGTTGGGCCAAGTCTTCTTCGTATTCTGGAGGCTGCACAACTAGATCATCAGAGTGGCAAGATCCCCCAACAGGTCCAACTGGGTGCAGAAACATTTCTCTTCGGTGGAAACGTGGGGTCTATAGCTGGCGCTGGATAGTCGCTGCGCAGGTTAATAAATACGCGCATCCCTCCACGCCAGACGGTCTCCACAGTAGAACGAAAAAGGACGAAAGACAAGATTGGGGTTACTTTTATGAAGGAACAATTGGATCGGATCGAGTGGAAACTCGATCAAATAATGGGGCGTTTGGTGAGCGAAAGTTCATCACAAATCGCCACGGGGGAAGGGTTAAATACCCAGACCGCCAACAGTCTGGACCGCCAAGGAGGTGGGGAGCCGCGCTTGGATCGGCTGACGACAAAGCAGCACGCTACACTACAAATGTTGCGGCGTGGTTGCACGAACAGAGAAATCGCAGAGCGGTTACTTGTGAGTGAAAATACAATCAAGGGGAACATCAAAGCCATCGCCAAACATTACGATGTCAGGACACGTACACAAGTGCTGTTAGCGACGTCAAAGGAGTTCGACGACACGCCAGAGGATGCGTACATCATAATGTCAGGCGGCTTACCCAAGGGGTGGGATTTGAACTACGAGGAACCAGACGTGTATGTAAAATTATATGGAGTAAAAAGGAGAGATAAATGAACCTTGAGTTACGACTACGCGGCTCGAAGTGGTACGTCGTGGGAAGCGTGATGTTGAACGGAAGTCGTGTGCCTGTAAGGCAAAGCACTGGATATAACAGCGCGTACAAAAACCTTGCAGCCAATCGGCTGCAAGAAATAACGAGAGACGTGCTTTCGGGAAATTTTAATTCAGCCAATGTGAAGGGGAAGGAGAGAGTTAGTCAAGCGATTGATCTGTATCTGCACAGACCAGAAGGCGTGGGCGGGACAGACGTCAGTATTCTGTCGCGCTTTGGTAGAGAGTTTGACCACGTTAAATTGGAGAGCCTGACGGTCGCGGACATACAGTTGTATGTACAGGCGCGTGGCAACAAGGCAAGTACGGTGCGGCGTGAGTTAAACTCAATCATGGCGATGCTCAACCATGCCAGTTCAATGGGGTGGAGAGTATCGGACTTGAGCAAACTGAAAAAGCCGCGAGCGGACGACGAGCGCTGCCGTTGGTTGACGGAAGAGGAGCGAGAACTTTTGATCGCTGCTTGTGAGCCAGACGAACTTCGCCATGTCGTGACGTTCCTGTTCTATACGGGTGCGCGGTTGGGTGAGGCACTCAAATTGAAGTGGAGCGATGTCATTGTGGAGACCGTCACTCTGTCAACGTGGAAGGGGAAGGGCAGCAAGCGTAGGCGGCGGAATGTTCCGCTTGTGGAACGTGCGGTTGCGGCCATGGGGCAGCGAGGTGAGAGGTCAGACCATGTCTTTCTTGCGCCGACTGGCAAGCCGTGGACGAAAGACGCTCTCTACAAATATTTCAACCCCGCGAAGGAAAGGGCGGGAATAGAGGACTTCACTCCGCATGATTGTCGTCACACTTTTGCCTCGCATCTGGTGCAGAAAAATGCAACACTCAAAGCTGTGGCTGATCTGCTTGGTCACAAAAATCTAAACATGGTGATGCGCTACGCGCATCTCTCACCAACACACCTCAAGACAACGGTGGAAATGCTAGGCTGATGCTGAAATCTGCACAAAACTCGCACACATCTTCACGTTGGGAAATAACGATGTGTAAGAAAGTTCTTTTTATGGGTATTATCACCTTGATCTTGGAGGATAAATGCTTGTATGCCTCGCAGCGGAGATGTGGCCGAGTGGTCGAAGGCGCTCCCCTGCTAAGGACATTCTTGCACAATTTAATGGCAACGAATGACACACTTAGACACCTTATAACATCTTATAAAGTCTTATGTTGTTACGAGTTGGTAACAAAATGGCAACCAAGTTGTGTGCTTGCACAAAACTCGCACAGTTTTCTGGGTTGTCGCCAACAACTTAGGTTGTTATAAGTTGGAGATCAAACAAATGAATACAGGCAATAATAATATACTGAACACACAAACACAGGGTTGGAAAGATATGCGTGAGGTGATTAAATTATACGACGATCTTCTGGGTTACATTGATAAAAGACACTCAAATTCAGGTAGTGACTTTTTAGCTGACGAAGTTGAAGAGCTTGTAGCAAGTTGGACTAAAATCCGCGCTGAAATAATTCGGTTTGTTAATGCACCGCTTAACAAATAACCAAATCAATCGGGCAATTCTCATGCTGCGTGAAATCGAGCGGAAGGAAAAACCGCTCAAGCTACGTGAATTTTCCGAGGCGCTACAAATTCCAGTGGTAGAGGCGCAGCGATACACTACACTTCTGACACATGTCGGCATACTCACGCGCCGTGACTGTGGCTCGTGCGGTCACTCAAAGGGGTGGAGCCGTGGTCATAAAGCTGAAAAATATTTGAAACACTGGGGCGTCAGAGACGCCCCATCTGACCAAGTATAATCAAACCAACTAAGCTAATTAGACAGGCCAAGATGAAGGCGACAGACCCGATTATTATGGTCTGCTCGACCTTCTCTTTTCTTTCCTTTAGTGCTTCCTCTTGCGCTTCTTTGCGCTCGCGACGGATTGTGGCGCGAAGCTGCACCAGTTCACCCCAAGCGGAGAAGCCGCGAGTGTGGATGATAACGGATTTCAATTCCTCCTCCATGTCGTCGGCCTTTTTCTTGTCGATGAAAGTGGTCAGGGCTTCCTGATTTGCAGATAGAGCTTGGCCCTTGCGGCCAGCCTCACTTCGATGTGCGCTACGAGCGCCGTCGATGGCATCGAAAACTTTGCCGAGATCGGAAGCCATGTCGTGGATTTCTTTGCCAGCAGAAATCATTTTTTTCACGCCCGTAAAGACGGTTGTGACCGCTGCGATTGTGCTAATTGGTTCCACGCATCATCCACCTTGAGAAAGAGCCACTGTAATTTTGTGTGAGTTGATCCTCCAGATAATCGGATTGGAGGGACGCAAGCTGCTCATCTGCAAGGTCGAAGGCCAATGGATCATACGTCACTGGCTCTTTTTTAGTCGGTGTTTGGTCTGACCGATTGTCAGAACGATTAAAGTTATTGTCAAAGATTTCTGAAATTCTTTTGTTCTTGGCTCCGTTGCTCACGGAGTGCGCGTGTGGCGTGTCGGTGCGAAGCGCGGATAGCGGTGGATTAACTTCTGTTTTGGGCTTGGGTTCGGCTTGGGCTTGGGCTTGGCTGGGATTTAGTTCAATGTGCCACGGCTCGTGCGACAAACGGAAGTTGAGGCCATGGGAGGAGGCGTTGTCGTGCGCCCAGTTACGGGCTGCGTCTGTGGCGTAGCGTAGGTCGGCTGCTCCGCCGTGGTTGTGTCGTGACTTTCCTGCGGGGGCTGCCCATTTGCGAGCGGCTGCTTCGCTGCCGTATTTTTTGACGGCAGCGGCGAACAGACGGTCTTGGTGTTCGGGCGAGCGGTAGCCAGAATATATTTGGATGTCGTGGCCAGCTTCCTTGGCCGCTTCAAGGAAGGGGGTTAAGGCAGTGCCGAAGCCGTCGTCGAAGTTGAGGTGCGATACATCCTTATCTTCCGTTAGATAGGGCATGAGTGTCGTGGAAAAAGACATTGGTTATCTCCGCCGCCTCAGTCGCTTTGATCGGCCAAGAGATGAGCCGAAGTGGGCTGACATCTCAGATTTCATCTTGGGTGTCGTGCTTACGGGAGCCATGCGTTCGTTGCGAACGGATGCCGTGCTGAACACGAGGCCACGGGCGGGTCTTTTTTTTCTGCGCATTTTAGTGCATCCTTATTTCTATTTCTTCTTCAGTTTGCGAGAAGGTAATTTCTTGGGGAACTTGCGTAATGGTTTTTTTAATCCACGCATCAAATGTTTCCTTTCTGTCTTTGATCGCCTCCATGTAGTCGGGCGGAAAGTTGTCGTAGTATTTGGTTCGGCTGAGAATGTCGGATGCAGTGGCGAGATGCCCCAATGATTGCACGAGTATGAGGCCGTAGTCGTCCTCAACGAGGCCATCAAAGGCGTCAGTCATTTCATTGTCCTCCGCATCGGGGTGGAAGCCCATGAGCCAGATGCCGAAGTGGTTTTTGTTTTGGTTGGATAGCCATGTGTCAAACTCTTCGACCGTTTTGCTTTGGGGTTTGAGCCAGACGACGATGTGCGTGATAAGATCAAGCTCGTTTAAGACAGCCTTGAGTTCCACGACAGTGGACAACTCATCCACAAAATGAATTGCGTACTGGTTATTCTGCCATGTCTTTGCTGCGTATGGGCATGGTGGCATCCCGCCGAAGGCGGAAGATGACACCTCTAGCACCTCGGATGACCAAAGGCGTAGCTCTTGGATAATTAAGTTTTTCTTTTCATCGCTCATATGGATATATCCACCACCTGTCCTTCACGATGGACGGGCGGGTTTCCTTTCCCCATGCGATTGTAACTGTAGCTTTCGAGCAGGAGGGCCAAGTGGTGTATCTTTTGGAGGTTGTGGATTTCGATGTGCCGTTCTTCAAGGCGCTGCATCTCAGCCTGTGTGATCTTGGGAGTGTATTGCTCTGGCGGCGTTAGCTGCATGGCGGTGGGGGGAGCGAAAGAAGTTATCTTCATCAGCACTTCCTTTCGTTATGCTCGATAATTTTATAGCACCACGACAGAAGTTGATCGTCCCGCTGATTGTGCCGCATGATGTTCACGACCCAACAGACAAATCGCACGTTGTCGCGGGTGTAGCCACGGGAGTTGTCGATACGGTCGAGGGAAAGGTTCGAGAGCTTTTGACCTTTTTTGCCATCGGCCAATAGCGTAAGCGGTTGGCCGCTTACAGAGCAGACGCCCTGTTGTTTTTTGAGGAGTGCTTTGGCGAAATCTAAATTCAGATTGTACTCTAAGTTTTTTTTCCGAGAGCGACGACGTGCATGAGACAATAACTGAAGGAGATATGTGTGGGGATTATTGTTGCGCTTGGTCCTACGACACGACAGGCAGAACCCGTAGGGCTGCCCCTCGCGGTTCATCTTTTCGGGCGGCTGGCCCACCCCTGAGATAGAAATTAGTTATTGGTAAGTTAAGTCTACATTTTCCGCACGTCTTGGTCGGCTTCGACATAACCCTCCTGCTTGAGATAGGAGGTGTATAACTTCAAGAAATCATCCAGCCGTAATAGGCAGAGGCTCTCGCCAGTTTTCATGCGGTTTCGGCGATTGACAACAAGCGGCATATCAGGAGATTTGGCTGTTCTAATGTTACGCTCCGCTTGACGCAGAGCATCGTGGAAGTTGAGACGTTCCACGCGCTTCGCTTCGATGAAAACTTCTGGTGTGCCCATGATGTCCGAGCCGCCAGTCATTTTGAGATTGCCGCCTCCCGACAGGGGGGCGCGGAAACTGTCTAGGCCAGTGACCTCGTTGATGTGGGCTGCGAGTTCGCGCTCGTACCCGCTCCCCTTGCGTTGGCTGCTCGTTGTCAATCTATGTACCCCATCGTTCTTCGACAGGGCTTACAGAAGTAGTGATTTTTTGGGCGCACCTGTTCCGAGTTGCACCTTACACACGGTCGCATCCACATTTTTTGTTTGATGCGAACCTGATATTTAGCCCCTTCAAATTCTTGAAGCCCCTCACGAACGAGGATGCGCTTCAATGTGTCCACGCAGCAGCCAATTCTTTTGGCCATACCCGTGTACGTGTGAGATTTATGTGAACTTCGGAGCCAGAGTAGATCATCATCTGCGAGACTGATCTGGCGTGACATTAGGTTTCTCCGTGTTCTGTCATCTGGTGTAGACAATAGCAGAAAAAGGAACATCGACAAGCAACTTTACCAAACTAAAGGGTTGACTTTCCCAACGAACACGATAAAATCGTCGCTGTCGGACGACCTGACAGTCGGAGTTACGACACCACCTTCGTGGTTCGTAACAAAGAATGACAGTTAGAGTTTGACAGTTAGGCGACGATTTTACTTTGGGACAAAAAGAAAAATATTATCAGGCAATGGAAGCAGAAAAGCGCCAGCTTAATCGCCAGCGCTATCCAAGAGTTGCAGAAATTATAGATTTTGTTCGCCTATCTTTCCCCGATGCGGAAATTACTTCGATGAAGCAGATGACAGAGGGACAACTTTCGCAGAGGACTGAACAGCTTCAAGGCCGAGCCACTCGCGGATCAAACGAACAGGTCGTTGAAGCTCCCCCCCAATTTCCTCAACCGAACTAGCCCCCAATGCCATGTCTTTGGCACGTTGTTTTGTGGAATAGGACGACACGACAATCTTCTCCTCCGTCACATTGTGCTGCGCGAAACCGATCCACTGGACTGGATCGTGCATGTCCGTCCACTCGCGAACCTTCCCGTAACGGACTTCCATCACCATATAGAGGCGGTGGTCGGGCGGCATCTTGGCTTCCAGAAGAGGCCAGATCGGACGATTATAATTCGCATCAAAAATCCCTGCGTTTTGGGTGGCTTGGTCTTCATCTCTGAAGACTTGGACAATTCTGATCTGTGTCTCCAAGACAGTCAACTGGTTGGTCGATCCCGCTTCACGCCCAAATCCGCCCTCACCGCTTGGCTTGTTGGAGTGGTGGACCATGATGACAGCGATGCCCGAATTGCGCAGCGTCATGGCCAGTTTGTTTATGCGCCCCCACTCTTCCGCCGAGTTCTCTTGCAGTCCAGAATAGGCCGAGCGGATGGTGTCAATCACGACAACATCAGGGGACGCATGTTTGATCCAGCCTTGCAACTCCATCACGCCTTCGGCTGACTTCAGGTTCATGTCGTCGCTCACGAACGGCGTCCAGATGTTCAGCCTATCCTGTGCATCGCCGTGCATCTGTCGTAGTTCTTGCAAGCGTCGTGCGATGGTGGCCATGCCGTTCTCAAAGTCTAGGTACAAGACACGGGCAGGGGTTCCGATTTCAAATGGGCCAAAGTATCGACGCCCTGCCGTGAGGGCGGCCATCGCATTTTGAATGAAGAGCGACTTGCCGTGGCCGCTGTAGCCATGCACTTGAACAATTGTATTACGCGGAAGCCACGGCTCGATCAGGTACTCTTTGGCAGCGGCTTCTTCCATCAACTGATCGGCGTCCCTCATCTGGATCAGCTTGGCCTTGCGCGGGTTCTTCTCCACTTTTTTAGCAGCGATATATTCGCCCTTATCATTGAAGCGCTCTGGATGATTGCGCTTCTCCGCTTGCTCCATTGAAGCGCATGTCGCCTCGAACTCGGCTTCGGATAAAGGTAGCTCGTAAAACTCGTTCATAAATGCGTGACCGCGCACCCTTAATTCGGGGCCAAATTGTCCTTGCAAAATGCACTCGCTGACGTATCTCATTACCCGCTCGTTTCGACCGTTTCCCATGCCCGATGGAATTTTTTTCGTGGTCGGGAAATGCTCCAAGACATACTTGGCAGTCTTGTCCCACTCAGAAATTGTATCTTCTGGATTTCGGGGTGTGACAGTAGACAAATCAAGTTTACTAAAGACAAAACCTTCTGGCGCGGGAGATAGGCGCGGCTTCCAGTCCCTCCAAACTGGAACGTCATCCCAGTCCAGATAAGACGGTATCTCCCAAGAATAATTTTTCGATGGGGGCAGGAGCGCATAGCTCCCATCGCCGCGAAAATCCAAGCCTTTAATTTGAGGCCAGTCTGATCCCGTGCTATTGTTCCCCGCTCGCGGTCCGCGCCGCACACCATCCATCGGACACTCAAAGTACAGGTGATAGCCGTGCTTAGTCTTAGCTCTTATCGGGCTGCTCATCCCGCTGTCGAGCGCTGCTTCCAGTGCTTCTGGGTTGTCACAGTCAACGACAACCAGCCCACTGATTTCACCAGTCACAATGGCTAATCCGTAGTCGGGGTTGTCCGTCCACCATTTTGTTACCTCTTCCTCAGTCGGAAGTCTGGTCTGATACTCCTTCCATTTTATAGGGGGCCGCTTCGTGTCTGGTCTGATAGGTATGATGCACCACCCTCTGTCGAGGTACTCAAGTGCGTGATCGAGATTGGTCTTGTCCATGCTCACTCCGTTGTAAAATAATTGTCAATTTGAAGTTCTGGGTTTTCGGTTTTGAGACGCTCTAAGACCTTGCTCGACAGATGTTTGCGCCTGATCCAGCCGTAGGGAGCAGTTCGCACCACCCCACACATTTTAGCCACGGCGGACGCGCCGCCTAAATCACCAATGAGTTTAGGAATATTGAGCTTTGTCATTTTTTTTTAACTCCTTTCTGTTGACCGTATGTATTTTCTACGTTACAACGAAAGTTGCGTCAAGTTGTGAAAAGTCCCCAAACGATAAAGCTGGGAGAAAGGTCATAGATGATTGAGAGCGACGAGTGGAGTGTGTTTGATGGCGTGGGTAAACTCACGCCCCGAAACACGAAAGTCAGCCAGAACCATTACAATATAGCCGAGCAATATGTGTTATTGCTCGATCAAGTCGAAGCGCTTCTGGAAAAAAGGGAAGCGCTTGAAGATGAAATCTCACGTTGGTTTGCCGAAACCGAGGGCGTCCAAGAAAAGCACTTCGACAATTACACGGTAGAGTGTTCGCGCACAGCCCGTTGGAATTGGGACAGGGATATTTTAGCCGACATGTTTGCGGATAAAGATATGCCTGACTTCGTCACACAACGACTGTCAGTAGACAAGCGTAAATTTTTAAATCTGCCAGCGTCAGAGCAAGTTGACCTACTCCCCGCCCTGACCAAAACGCTGGCGAAAGCCAAGCTGAAAGTGAAAAAGAATGTTTAACTTTGCGAACACATCCACACTCATGGCGGATGGGCCGACGAAGGTATTGCTGTATTCGCACCACGGGTACGGCAAGACATACCAATGTCGGCACTACCAAAAACGCTACGGAAAGGGTTTGATCATCAGTGGTGAGAGCGGACTAAAATCAATTGAAGATGTCTCTATTGAGTACGCACCCTTCTCGACATGGGATGGAGAACATGATCCAAGCAAAGGTGTGTTTTCGTTTCGTGGCATCTGCAAAATGATCAGCAGCCCCCAGTTTAAGGAAGCGGGTTACAAATGGGTTGCGCTCGACAGCCTGACCGAACTGGCCGAACGCCTTCTTGAGCATCTCGAAGAGGAGCATAAGAATAACTCCAACGGATTTCAATTATGGGGGGATTACAGCCGCCTGATGATTGGCACACTAAAATGGTTGCGAGACATAGACATGCACGTCTATGTGACCTGTCTCGCCGCCGAAGAAACTGACGGGAATGGCGTCACGCAATACTGGCCACATGTCAAAGGCACAAAAGTTTCAAAGCAAATCCCTGCACTATTTGATCATGTGTTATGCGGTGTCCGCACAACAGAGAAAGACGACACGGGGATGCCCCGCGTCACTAGATATGTCGCGACCGACGAGGTGTCGGGATGGCATGGCAAAGTGCGTGATCCGCGCAACGTGCTGAAACCTTACGAAAAATGTGACGACGTAACTGCGCTGCTTGCCAGAATGGCTAGTAACGAGAGCGCGAAGACAAAATTCGATACTCAATCTGACAACAAAGGAGATGAAAAATGAGTAACTGGACTGGATTTGGTGATCTTGATCTTTCAGAGATCGAGGAAGACCAACGCCCCTTACGGCTTGGCCAAGGGGAATATGATGTGAAAGTTTCAAAAGCGAAAATGGAACCGTACACGAGCGTCAATGGCAGTGCTGCCGCCCGATTGGAAGTGGAGTTTTTATCACTGGATAGAAAGCACTATATTACCGAGCGTTATAATCTGCATAACTCAAATCCTGAAGCACAGCAGATTGGGAAATCTCAGCTAAAGAGCATGCTGATTGCCGCCGCGCACCCCACGCCAGACAAGCCGAGCGATGTGTCTTCGATAGAGGGCTTGGAACTCCGCGTCTTCATTGGCATGGGCAAGCCGTACAACGACAAAAATACGGGTGAGAGGAAACAATTTACTGAAGTTAAACGGTATATGCCGCGTGGGACGGGCGCATCTGGCGGTGGCGGTGGCGGCGCGTCAAGCCTCAAGGACGATAAAATCCCCTTCTAAAATTACTCCCAGACAGGGGGGCGCGAACGCCCCCCTTTTTAATACCGAAATTTGGAGGAAGTTATGAGCTTACAAATAGAGAAGGACATTCCAATCGGGCCGCGCAAAAATTGTGCTGACCCAGAATGTTACGAGATCGCGAAAAAGATGCAGCTTAGTGACAGCGTTGTCGTCGGCGACAGAAAACGCGCCAACATTTTAATGAGATATATTGGCAGACTGCACCCAGAAACGAGCGGTGGTCATTTTGAAGGTGGTGCGATTTCAAGATCGGACAGCGACGGTAATATTCGCGTCTGGCGCGTCAACTATCACGATGGTGATATAGACTTCTAATGAAAATCACGACAGCAGATGATGTCGTGCTTGCGATTGACGAGGGCTACGACAATGACAGGCGAGAAAAGTCGAGAGAATATATTGGTGCGTCAATTATCGGAAACTCTTGTGATGCCGCAATCGCTTTCAACTTGCGTGGATTTCCGAATGTTGAGCCAGACCCTCGCCTCAAGCGCATATTCGGCATGGGCCACATCATCGAAGACCTTGTCGTCAAGGACTTAAAGACACGGGCTGACGTGCGAGTATGGGAAGTTGACGGGCTGACTGGCAGACAGTTCGCCCACTCAGCTTGGGGCGGACACATCAGTTGCCACATGGATGGCCACATCGCACTGGATGACGGTGTCGTGCGTGTCTTGGAAATCAAGTCCATGAATGACGCATCCTTCAACAAGTTTAAAAAGGTGGGAGTGAAAAGATCACACCCACAATATTACGCGCAAATACAAATGATGATGGGCATGTCTGAAATCACCGAAAGTTTTTTCATCGCCCTCAACAAAAACAATTCAGCTTATCATGCGGAGATTATTAAATATGACGAATTTGAGTTCGCCAACATCAAAGAGCGGATGGAGCGGGTTATCCTCGGCGAGGTGTCGCGTGTGGCCGATGACCAAACTGACTGGAGATGTCGCGGCTGCTTCAAGCGAGATGCCTGTTGGGAAAAAATTGAGGTCGAGCCAAAGTGCGCTCGGTGTAAGCACAGTGTCGCGCACCCAGAAGGGCACTGGCACTGCAAGGTTCACGACAGTGAGGGGAAAGAAGTCTGCGAGCAATACGAAATTTACAAACCTCTCCCAAAGGAATAGGCCAGTGGATATGGATTTTACTAACTTTACTACCATTATCAGTAAGTTTACTGATTTTTCTGTGAAGCGTTCAGCCCTACTCAAGGACATAAACGACATGGAGAATGATATACTAAGCATCTCTGAGCGCATTGAAGAGATCAGGTCAAACCACGAGAACCTTGACAGGAAACAACAGACTGATGCCTTCTCCCGCGCCAGAGACAAACGTAAACGAGTGCGCTCTGACATTGCAGAAATTAAGCACGATGTCCGCATGATTGAAGTAGAAATCACAAAACTAGAAATGCAACTAAAGTGGTTGGTGGATTATGCAGCGTGACGAAGTGTTGGCGGAAGCCGAAAAGAAAATTAATAACGACAGAGCCGAGGATTACGGCGATGCCTTTGAAACCTTTGAGCGTATAAGCGACGGATGGAACCTGATCTTAAATTCCGCAGTGCGGGAAAAAGGCTATTTCGACGCGACAGATCACGCACTGATGATGATCTGGTTAAAGGTGGCACGGCTTTTAAAAAACCCCACCCATGAGGATAGCTGGGTTGATCTGGTTGGATATGGCGCATTGGGGGCAGAATGTGCAACCAAGGGTGAGGAGCGGCGTGAGTTTGCAAACGAGAAGATTAACAATCTTCGGACTGACCCACCGCTTACTGCCAAGAAATGAAGAGCGCGTTACTCTAGCCAACCATAAATCTTATTTGTCTGCACGATCCGATCATCCAGTCCGTGGTGGCCGCCATTAACGCGCTTGGTGATCCGCTTAATAATTGGGTCTGTCACACCCTCGTCTGCGATCTTGAACAATTTGTTCTTCTCGAAAAACCAAATTGCACTTTCAAACGCATAATCTGTGGCTACAAGATCAGGGTCTTTCATTACATCAGGCAACCGCATTTCGGATGCAAACTTTCGGTAGTTTGTACGGCCCGTGCATTGTAAAAATCCTCGGCCTCGCCACACCCAGCCGTCATTTTCCCGAACATTTCCGAGCGCACCGCGCTTCGATCTGTGCTTATCCATATACACATAGTTAGCGATCTTTTGTGGATTACGCGCATACTTGGATGCGTCCTCTTTGCCCTCTCCAAAGTAGCGGCGGAACACACGGTTCAATACGTCTTCTGAATAGTTCAGATTTTCTTCTGTTTGTTTAAAGTATCCGCTTTCATGTGCTGACTGGCCAAGCAAGTGAGCCGCTCGCTCTGACGATAGCTCGTAATGCTTGGCGATTGCTCTTGCAGTGTTGGGGCCAAAGGCTCCGTCTGCACCAACACCCACTTTTTCTTGCAAGATACGCATCGCTTCACTCATCGCGCTTCCTTTCAATGTAAAGACGCCAGCAGTTCACGACAGTATTTATGCTGACCATCAGCAGCAGGACTGCTTGCCAAAGCTCCATTACTTAGCGACCTTCTTCACCTTCTCAAATGTTCTGAGGGAGCCAAGCCCCAATAATCCACCTAAGACAGTGAGAAGTGTATCCATCTCAAACTCTGGCAATGGCGGGTGTTCCACCCCTATCCATCCCGTTATGAACAATGCCAGAGGCAAGCCCAGAAAATGCCAAAACATGGCGAGGCCACATGACCATCCCACGAATGGCCGCCATCCCGCGACAAAAATATTCCTTGATTTCGCCTCTTCTGCATTGATGGCGAGTTGGCCTTTTGCCAATTCCTGCGCGTGTCGTTCGGACATCGTGGCTATCTCGTGAGCCAAGGCTGCGCGTTGGTCTTTATCCTCGACGAATTTGTCTAGTAGGCCACTCACTGGGCCGATTAGTGCGTTGATAATGCTCATTTTTCATGTCCTACCCATACGGCGAAGGCTCCCGTGAGCGCCCCCGTGACGGTTGCTGTTAAGGCTGTCGCCTGTGTGCTGACGATGTCTTGGGGTAACGACATGAACCACTCAATCACTCGGATATACATGATTGTCATTACCAGCATCATCAATCTCGGCATGATCTTCCACGCCAAAATTTTCTCCATTGCTATTGCCATCAGTTCCAGCCTCCTTCCCAACTGGCTTGCCATGAGTTACCGCCGCTTCCCGATACTTTTCTCGGCTCACCAGCGATAGTGTCTACGATCCCTTCCTTGGCTGCTCTTATGCCGCCTACGAGAGGGATACGCCCTACGGCTGCTCTTGCAGCCGTGCGTTCTTTTGAGTTGCTTTCGGAGCCATCCATGATGCCTCCTGCAATTTGCATCCCTGCCATCACATCACCGAATGTTGGACCAAGCAGGGTTTCAGCGAAGCGAACCTGTCCGTAACTTCCGTTGTCTGCTTGTGTTACGGCGCTGTGCATGACGTCGAGCATCAGCCCGAAGCCTCCCATGGCAATCATGCCCTCGGCATACCAGCCCAAGAAGTCGTTCTCATCACCATGGATTTTTTCGTCATAGCCCAATGTCTTTAGGATATTCCTGTCACGAAGATCGGGGCTGCGCTCATCTTCGCCGCCACGATGTTGGACAATGTCCTTGATCGAAAGCGCACCCATACCGAAGGCGGGGCCAAGAGTGGCGAAGTACATCAGAGGTTTGACGTTTCCTTTCGCGGCTTCCTTGAAGACATGGCCAGTAAGGCGCGACATCATCAACGGGAACGATTTAAGTTGGGCTACCAAAGCCCCCCATGGTGTCTGTGCCCAAAGCGGGTTGTCGTTGGGGTTCGGTTGGAAGATGCAGTCATCAGCAAACTTGATGATGCCCATACGCACCAGACGATCCTGTTCATCACTCAATTCGCCCCCCACAGCCGCGCCAATGTCTACATCTTTGTGCGCCCCTTGTGGATAGGCGAAATCGCCCAGACCGTAGTTTTTAAGGAAACGAACCGCAGTTTTGTATTGAACGGGCTGACCCGACATGTCCGCGCCTTCTTTATAGTAATCTCTAGCTCGGCGCTGCATTGTCTTTAATGCCTCGAAGCCAGTCGCACCACCGATCTGGCGGTTTAAGTCAGTCCAAGGTGTTAGCATTGTGATATTAAAAAAGGCGTTTGAAAGTTTATTATCAACAGCCCCGTACATATGAACCATTCTTTCGTGGACGATATTTTCCATGGCCACGCCAGTGTCGTGGATGAACTGTTTGTAGTGCTTATCCTTCGTCCAGTTTGCCAATCCTTTACTCCAGTCAGTAAAGGAGCCAGATCGGATGATCGGCAGAGCGACGTCGCCCAAGGATGTAAGTGTCGTGAAACTCAAGAGCGATACGTTGTTGAAAGACCTCATCGTTTTGCTGAACGTCATGCCAGACTGGTTGCCGTGCATCGGCTTTTTCTGCGCGACACGCATGGCGTTCTCAAGAAAGTCCATGTCTTTTGGAGACGTGGACGGCTTGTTACCTTTATAATCTGTGAGTGCGCCAGCGATTGCGTCTGCACGTTTTTTGAATGTTACGGAAATTTTACCGTTGATTTTGGGCGCGACATCTTCGAGCATTTTTATGATTGCAGCCCTGCCACCACCTCCGTTTGCTTCCGTAATTAGTTTGTCAACGAAGTCATTCGCCAAATCCTCACGCCCCGCAAATGGCATGGGTATTGTCTCGCGCAAGGCGATGCTTTCCACAAAACCGCTGTCTGACAATGCGCGACGCTCAAACATAAACTCTTTGTTGGTGGAGAGAAGTTTGACAATTCCAGCTTTACCGCCTGTCGAAGCAACCATGTAATCGTAGAAAGCATGGTCGCGCACACCGAGCTTGTCGGCATGAGCCATCTTGCGGCTTGAGCCTTCAAAGTATTTGATGAGCAGAGCTTCGAGATCACCTTCGAGATAATCTTCAAGTTCCTTCATCATGGCAGGATATTTCTCTAGTTCGATGATCCGCGACAGCGCAGCATCCATTTGAGGTTCGCGGGAACCGCCCTGCATAGGGATGAATGCGCCGCCTTCACCTTCTTCCGTAAGCCGAAGATACATGTTTTCAGCCAAATCCGCAGGGTCACGCGCTTGATCATCCACCAAACCCCTATCCGCTCTTTCGTATTCGAAATAACGCGCCATCTTCTGAACAAAGTCATCTTTGTTTTTCCTTATACTTTTTGCATCCCAGACTTGGGGAAGATAGTTTTCCCGATTACCAATACGCATACCCATGCGGATCATTGCGCGGCGTTCGTTGTTGAGGGTTGTGCGTATTTTATCCCAGACCCCCTTCTCCTGATCAGTCAGTGCTGAATACTGGCGAGACTTATTTCCATATCGCAGAGCTTTGACGATGCGCTTGTAGCTGTCGGGTTGGCTCTGAAATGCACTGGCAGAAGCGCGACGCGCCCACGATCTGACCTTACCGTCTGCATCGGGCAGGGCGCGGAGCATGTGATGGATTGGGAAGTATTGTTTTGCGAAGCGCTGATGGACATCTGGGAAGACGTTCTTGTACCAATCAGCCAACCAGTTCATGCCCATGTCCTGCATGCGCTCAGACTGTCGCTGGAGAAACGCCACGGGCGATGTCTTGCGCATAGCCTGTTCTTCTTTGGCGTCAAATTTTCTGCCCCGCAGCATCGACATAATAGCGGATGTCGTGGGTGCGCTTACACCTTGCAACTCCGCAGCTTCACCAACAGCCCCCGCGCTGATGGCTGTCGTGGAGTTGAGCTTCGTGTCGCCAAAACTCATCACGAGGCTGCCAGTCATGCCACGAGGGAGGGCAGTATCGAGAGAGTAAAACAGGCGCGTGTCGTTTTGGTCAAATTCGTCCGCGTTGACGTGCTTAACATTCGATGCTTTGAAGACGGTCAAAGCATCGAATTGTGTTGCGGATGCCTCGTAGGTTTCACCCGTGAAGGGGTTGGTTTCTGTGCCTTCAATCGGGGCTGTGTTGTAGTGTGTAGAGCGGATGCCATCAATTCCGACATCCTCCATTATATCAACCAGTGTATTCTGAGGCCGTTGACCCCTGCCTTTGAAGTTTCCTTCCTGCACGAGGCGCTTCAGGTTGTGGTAGGCTTCTTCGCCAGATACCTGTCTGGTGGAGAACCTTTCAATTGCGCCCGCCAGCATATCAGGCCGTGCGAATAGCATCATGTCTGGGTGATGCAGGATTGCTCTTATCTGTGCTGGGGCCGCCTCGTCAGTTGGCTTAAAGACAGATGTTTTTCTGAAGTCTATGGGGTTCTGCACCCGCACAAAAGTTGGAATAACCATCGGGTCAAAGCGGACGCCCATACCCTCAAGGGCGCGGGTTAAGTCCACCGCCTCTTCAAATAATTCGTCGAGAGTTTGCTTTTCGCTTGCCTTGATTTCACCAGTCGGTGAGAACTGGGCTGCTGTTGATGCCCTGTTTCGATGTTCGGAAAGCGATCTCCGTACATAGAATAAATCTTCAGCCAGCAATTCGGCCTGATGGCCTTCATCAGGGGAGAGTTGCTCGGCGCTGACAAGCTCATCAATTTGGCGAGCCATGGCTTTATAGGTCGGGTTTTGGGCATAGACGCCATTTGCCATATAACTGCTTGTCGTGAGGTACACCCCACGCCCTGTCTGGCCGTCTGTGCTTGGCTCCAGAACAACATTCGGGTCTGCATCCTTATCGAACTTAAAGCCAACTGGTGTGCCGTGATAATATTCAATGAAAGTGTCACTCTCTTCGTCATACGACAGCCCTTTGGCGACAAACTTTCTGATCTTGTCCAGCCGTGCCGATGGTGATGCGGCAATATGATCCACGACAGCGGCGTGTGCGTGGTCTGCGGGTACGGCTGGATGATGGCTTAGTACGCTTTCCATCGGACGACGGTTCGGGTTGTCAAACATGTCGCCATATAGAAACAGGCGGCGGAACTGCTGCTTCACATCATTGCGACCAACCAGTCCGTTGATCAGATAGGCCACGTATTCGAGTGCGCGATCCAGTGCTTGAGAGAACGCGCCTTTCAGGCGCAAGTTTCCGAGATTTTTTTCCAGTGCGCCTTCAAGAACGCCACCCTTTGTGACCCGATCAGCCATGTATTCGGCAAGGCTTTCAGCGAACCACTCTTCTGCGAGCTTGTCCTCAAGCGGCTCCAACACTGTGTCAGAGTATTTGCCAGAATAGGCGGATTGGATGCGCTTCTTAGTGTTGTCTGTAGACAGGCGATACGCCTCGCGTATCGCGTCCATGTCTTGACGTTCCAACGAGCCTGATCTGACGACCATATGAGCCACTTCGTGCATCACTTGCAGAGGTGACGACTTCCCTTTAGTCAGACCAATAGTCATGCGGCGCAGATCAGAGCGCATTCTCTTGAAATCGGGGTGACGGAAATCTGCAAAGCCGCTTGTCGCGTCAGATGAAGGTTCGACCCCTGCAATTTTGGCCACGTCGTCGAGCGAGAGTATGTTTGTGTCTTCAAGAGCCTCACGCTGTGTCTTGCCCAAGAGGTTAAACATACGATACGTCATCGTGCGCAAAGCGTATTGCGTTTGCGGATCGCGATGGGTCATGTAGCTCAAGATTTCACGTACACTTGCACGGGCTGCTGGCGGGATACCGTCCGACTGTGCGAGGCCAATGTTGTCTGCGGTTTCTGAGTTTAGTTTGCGGCGCAGAAGAGAGACACGAATGAGGGGCTTGCCCTCCGCCTTCAGACCTTTGTTGGTTTGACGGCGACGGATTTCCCAAATCGCCATCTTGGCTGTGTCGTTGTCGTTGCCGAGTGATTTAAGAAGGATCGCCTCAAGCTCATCGCCCTTGGCGTTCTTGATTTCCTTCGTGACCTTGACTTTTTCTGCGGGCAGGGACTGCGCTCTATTCTTGACCAAAAGCTCAAACGCAATCTGATCTCCACGCGGTGTGCCACGATGCTTCACGTAAAGTTTGCGTAGCTCAAAGTAGTCTTTGCCCTTCAAGTCCGCTGCGTGAGAAGGATCAACTGTCGTGGTGTTCTTGTCATTCGTGTGTGACCGCTTAGTTGCTGGCGTTTTTGTGACGTTTTCGGCAGCCGCCTCGATGGCTTTATTCGACCGTTTCTGAGCCTTCGTGGCTTTTTTCCGTGGCGCATTAACCTTGCTGAAGTTTGTCGCGTTCGGATCAAGGTTGGGTGTCGCGTTCGACGGCATCCCGCCTGTTTCTTGTATTACTTTGTCCTCAAGCGCCCGCTTTATTGCGTTCACAATGGTTTTTACTGATGATTTTTTGATGTTCTTTTCGGTGACTTGCGCGGGCATTCCTTTGAGCGGACGCCAGCCCATAGAGTACCCGTGGAAATAAACCTGTTTCAGTAAATCTGCGATAGGCTCTGGATCAGCAATCGCTGACAGACCATCATCGTAATACTGACGTAAACTGTCTCCATCTACATCGTTCTCGATACCCATTCTTGTGCCAAGAATTTCATCTATATCAGCCAGTCGCTGAAGCGCCACCTTCCTATGACGGACCAGTGGTCGTAACGCCCCTGATGTCCCTGTCTTGGCCGCATATCCAACGCGGGGGAACAAGCTGCGCAGTTGCAACGCAAGCTCTGTCGCGGCGTTGATTATCGCGTCCGCGCTATCGGCGGCAACCGCCTCCTCAAAAGATTTCTCAATAGCTGAAAGCTGATCATAACGAGACGCATATGCTTGCCCTGCTTTGTTACCTTTTAAATCTGCCCGCGCCGTCATAAACTTGGTGTTCTCACCATCGGGCAGAATTTTTGCGAAGAGTGGCTCTAAGTCGTTATCAATTGGAACACCTTTGACGTACCGATCAAAGATGTTCTTGACGTATCGCAAGACGCGCTGCCAATACTTCTCGTCTAAAATTTGAGATGCGCGATTTCGTGTGACGTAAAGCTCAAATTGCTGTGCAAAAAATTCCTGCGGTGAGATCGCTGCTTGGTTGGTCGCCTGTGTTTTATCGAAGCGCGGAGAGGCGTCTTGGATACGAAGCTTTTGTATTTGCCCGTGGCTTTCGCCATAAAATTTCTGAGTTAGTTCCCAAAATTCGGCACGGTCTTTTGGTGTCAGAATATTAAAGTACGACCAGTGACCGATTTCGTGGAAAAAAGTTACAAGCGGTGGGGTAATCCGCAATTTTTTATCTTCACCAAGCGGACGTTGAAGCAGCGATATATTATTCTCGATAATATCGAGCGAACCCTCCGCTGCTTTACCTTCTTGTTCAGTGAAACGTGGGCCAATGCGGGGGTCGCCGCCCAGATCACGAATAACTTCTTCCGCTATTTTGATTTCGTCAGAGCCAAGGTTGCTGAGTGTTTGCTGGAGACTTACAACGCTTTCCGCCCGTGCAACATTTGGCAACTCAATGCCCATTGGCGCAAGTTTTTCCACTAAGCGGTTTAGAAGCGCAATTTTATTGGCAACCACCATGTGATCGGAAATGTGATCCTTCCACTTGGTGATTTCAAGCTGTCTAATCGCGAAATGAATACGGTCCAGAGTTACCTCTAGTTTAACCAACTTTTCTGGATCAATACCGCCATAAGCCGTGGAGATTGCTTCAAGCTCTTCATCTGTGAGCTTGTTCATATCGACTTTGACTTCGCCCGCTTCGGTTTGTGTCATTGCGCGGCCAATGCCAGTCGCAAAGCCAGCTTCGGGGAGAATACCGTCCGTGCCTTCGCCTTCTGGTAATGTATCGAAAATCTCGCGAAGCTCTCTCTTCAGAACAGTAAAGTTTTCCCTCGGCGCGTAGCGAATTTCCCAGTCGTCTGGTGTGCCCGATTTGCCAATCAGAGTGTGAACATCTCCCCCGTTCTTCGCTTGCTTTGGCGAAATCATACGCACGATCTTCGGGTCATTCTTTGAACGGATGATGAGGAGTTTTGTGCCGCGCTCTAAAGGAATGTCGGGAGCGGTTGGTGCGCTGACATCCTCGCCACGATTACGAGCTTGCAGCGCCTTTACAAATGCTTCGGGGTCATTCCCAAACTGATCAAACAATGCCAAGACATCGGACTTCTTTGTCGCGGGCATCAGCCCGCCAACTTCATCGGCTTCGATTGTCTTGCGGCTGTGGTTGTCGGGGCGGGCTTTAAGAGCATACTCTTTACTGTCGTAGGCTTGTCTGGTCACGACATCAAAAAATGCTGTCGTGCCTGTCCCAACTTCCGTTTTTCTGCCGTCTGAGGTGTAAATAATCTCGCGGCCTGTCGTGACGTACTCAACGATGCCGCTTTTATCTACCGTATTCTTTTCGACAATCTCTTCTGCTCTTTTGAGAAGGTCTTCTTCGCTTGTTGTTTCTGGCTCAACCCCCCGCAAGCGCTGCAAGACTTGCTGAATGCGGTCTTCCTTAGACGGAGCTTCAGGATTGTACTGCTGATCGGCTCGTGCGGCTGCCTCTTCACGCCCGAAGCTACCCCTGCTAACACGATCTTTTGCAAATGTTGTGTAATCGCTGCCCTTACTGATTGGCATGTTGCGGCGCAGGAATGATTGTATTTTGCCAGTGTTTGACTTGCCTCTGATGTCGCGGCTGTAACCCTGCGCCCGCTCAATGGCATCACCAGTTCCGCGAGTGGGAGACTTTGATGGCATGCCGCGAGTTTTTAGTTCGGCAACTTTTGCCATCTCTAAGGCGGTTTCGGCATCGAGGGCGGGGGTAGATTTTCTTATTGAAGCTGCCTTGGCGCGAATGCGAGACATTTCTGTTTTAGTAAATGGAGTTTCCGCTTTTAGCTTTCTGCTTGCTTCGTCAATAAAATCAAATAAGTCCACAACATCTTCGGGCGAGGATGTAATATCCTCGTTGCCGCGAACGTGCGCGTCGATGGCTTTGCGCAGTTTATCTGTTGGCAGGTCTCCTGTCTCGCCGAACTCTTCCATGACACGAGCTAGATCATTGTAAACGGTAGGGTCGTCGCCCGCAAAGATTTCCTGCCCGCGTGTCGTGCCCTGGGGGGTTTCGCTCACGACAGCCTCGGTCGTGTCGTCCACGACAGCTTCCGCTGCGTCGCCAGCCTCGGCTTGCCGTCTTGAACGGATCAGTTTCTTTAGGTCACGAATGGTTAGATTTGTGACCTTGCCGCGTGCGCCAACCGAAAGACGACCGTCATCAATATCACGCGCCATGTCTTTTTCTGACAGCCCAGCGTCAGCAAGAATTTTGCGCACCCTGCTTGCCTGATCTTCATTCGCGAATGGAACGTCGTCTAGCTCACCGCCTGTGGCGAAGGCTTCTCGCAACTCTGCTTCATCTAAGAGGCTTTCAGCATCCTCCTCAATTTTTTCTGAAGAGGGAGCATCGGAAGGCCGAGCAGTTCCATCCGACGCTCCCTCTGTGTCGGAGGCAGAGCTTGGGGGAGGAGATTGCTCGCCAGCATCGACACCCCTTGCTGGCGCTGGTAACGCCAGTATCTCATCTATCAACAGGCGAGCTTCTTCGGGGTCTTCGCCGCGTTCTACAATTGCTATAATTCTGCGAAATGCGTTGAGGTCTTTATTAAATTGACTGACGACAGCGGCATGCTTTTCCACGGCGCTGACATCGTTGTTCTCTCCGAGCTTGATTATTTCCGCATGTTTGCGAATACGAGCGGGCATTGACAGTAATCGTCTGGCTTCATCCTGTCTTGCCTTCAGTTCCTCAAGAGTTTGTGGAGTAGTCTCAGGTTGTGATTGCTTCGTTTTAATTTCTTCATCAATGTCTGCAAGAATTTCTTGCAGCCTTGCTTCATCATCAGTTAGTGAAACCTCAAGCGCCGAGAGTTGTTCTTCTGGCGTAGCCGCTTCTTGAACAGAGGGCGGGGGCGTTATCACCCCTGCGGGCATCTCATCTGGGATGAGTTCCTTTGCTTGTTGATTGGACATGCCCGATATTTCGTCGGGAGAATATCCGACACGCGCCAGATCAGTTGCTTGCTGTGCGCCTGTGCGGGACGCGACACCACCCGCAACACCACCCAAGACACCACCCACACCAGCGCCGAGAGTAGCGCCAAGCGCTGTGGAACCAGCGAGTTGGCCAGCAGAGAAGTTGTCTTGAAGGCCAAGCTGTACGTCGCGGGCTTGGGAAGCTGTGTTGAGCAAGCCCTCTTGTAGGCCAGAGATGACCGCTTCGCCCTTCGCGCCTGTCTTCGCGCCTTGGGTTATGCCAGCGCGGAGTGCGTTTTTGCCTTGGGCTGCTGCGACACGCGCAGCGTTTGCGCCTTTGGCGTAAGCGCCAGCGACAGGGATTAGGTTGGTCGGGTCTGCAAGGATCGCACCTGTTGCGTCTCCTGCGGCGGCCCAGAAGCCACGACCGCCCTCTTGGAAGAACATCGGCAGGGAGGTCCATGCACCGCGCAAACGGTTCAGGCGGGCTTTTTCTTCTTCGTTTGCCGATGCGGCCTCAAGGGCATCTCTGCCAGCAGAGATAAAGTTGAAGTCAGACCAAGTTTGATCGGAGTAGAACTTGTCAATAAGCTCATCGTCGCGCAGGAGCGTGACACTAGCCCCTTTGCTTGCGTAATAGTCGCGAAGGTCTTGTAAGAACTTCGGGTCTTTGAGGACGTTGCTATTTGTGTAGGCTGTCCCACCTGTTTCGGTGGGCAAGGGGTTATTGTATTGAACGTCTGAAATCTTAATGACCATTAACGGTACTCCAGTTTCCGAAAGGCTTTTGCCTAATCGTAAACTGGCTGTCGTGCAGGGTCGTCCTTACTGGCGTTGCTATAAGCTCTCAAAGATTGGGGTATATTTTGCGCCAAGTTCGTCAGCAGTCATCTTTTCGAGGTCTTGCAGCAAAATGTTATAATCATGGATATTTCTAAATTGTTCTTCGTGGAACTGGTTGCCTTTCAGAAGGTTGCCGTATTGTTTCAACCTTTCCCAAGTATCGTCTTCATATGCCCAATCTTCGACGGCTTGGCGGCGTTCTTTTTCACTTTCAGTAAGCATAAAGTTGTCTCTCACCGCCGTAGGTATAGGATTAAGCACACTTTTCCCCCTGATCGCTGTTTTGAGATTTGATCCGACCTCACCTCTTTGCCAACGGCTCACCCATTCGTTATACGCAGCGCTCTCATCTGGGTTACGGAATGGCTCGGTTTCTGGCGCTTCGGCGGCGGCTTCCGCTGCGTCCAATTCCAGAGACGTAATTTTTGTTTCCGCGATAGAGATTAAGTAATCAAGCTTGTTCGTGAAGTTTCCTGCCGACACACTGATTTGTTTATTAATGCCCCCGAAAACTGTGGGGTCTAGCTCGTTCCCAGCTTTAAGCCAGCCTATTGGATTGCCGTCATCAGTGCCCCACGCAGAACTTTCCGCCATACCCTGCTGTTTTGCGTTCAGAGTTTCCCAAAGTTTTAAGCGCTCTTTCTCTGCCTTTGCCTTTTCAATGATAAGCTTGGCCTCATCTATTGTCTTGGCATCGTTGAGGTCTTTATTCAAGTTGTCGATTAATGTTGCTTCGGCTTCATCTGATGCGGCTAAATCTTCCAACTCTTTTTGTTGATATTCGTCCATCGTCATCAGTTCTGATGGCATGTTTTCCAAACGGTTTTGAATTTTTGCGTCGATGTATTCTCTCAGGTCTGGAGCGCCCATAACCTCCTGCATTTTCTGAAGTAGCTGTTCAGGTGTTGCGGCTTCATTTTCATTCCTGAAGTCATTTGCCACCGCCGCAGCCCGCAAAATCTTACCTCTCGTAACTTGATCAGCGCGGTATTGGCCGCCAAGCATACTTCCTATGGCGTCTGCGACATCTTTATCGAACGACAAGGTGAGCATCTTTTGCATACGAGCGACGTTATCTGCTGCTTCTGCAATGCTTCTTTCCCCTGCGTTGGCTATTTCCTGACTACGTTTTGCGACCAGATCACCGATCTGATTTTGCTCCATTGCCGTGTAAACCATGTCAAATTCTTGGGCTATCTTGGCGTTGGTAGCGGCGACACCATCCCCACCAAAAAATTCAGTCACCTCGGACGGGGTCATCGCGCCAGATTGTATCTCGTTCACAAGTATGGCGAGCGCGGAGGCTTTATCGTTAGCCCTGATATACCCTTTAAAGTCTGGACGGTTGCGAAGCGTGTTCGTCAAATTATTAAACTTTATCGCAGCCGACGAATATGTTGCTTCCTTTCTGTCCGAAACAATTTTATCAGCGCGGTCTTGATACGCTTTAAAGTCCATGTTTTTGGTAAGTTCAGCAAACCTGTCATCGGTAATACTTCCGCCTCCAAAATAATTTCGGATGACCGTTGTTACTTTCGTGTCACCTCTTTCAGCAGCCGCCTCGACCATTGCCATGATCTCTTTGTTTTGTGCCAGTTGCTTGGTTTGTTTCGCCTCTTTGGCTCTTGCAAGCGCTGACTGTAGATGAGTATCAGACGTATCTTCGGGCAGATCAAAGATGCCCTTGAGTTGTGATCCGTCCAGATTTTCTAACTCACTGAGGGAAAGAGCGTTCAGATAACCTGTCAAATTAGTAATGTTTGTAGGGTCTTGAAGCCTTGTTTGAATAAGCTCATCGTAACGTTTCCCGATGTAATTATCAGTAATCCCAAGAGCGCCATAGTCAATTCTATCTCCGAACATACCCCTCAACGCTGCCATTGTTTTGTTTGTGTCGCCATTATTTTCAAGTAGCAATTTGTCGGCTGCGCCTTGAAGTCTGCCAGAAAATTCACCTTGTTCAATGCTGTCCGCAAGCACCTTTTTCTTCTCTGCGCGGACACGGTTCTGTTCGTTTTCGCCCGCGATCTTATCCAATATCTGTCGTGAGGGCGCTCCACCGCGCAAGTAGTTACTGCCCATACCCAAATCAACATTGCTGTCGATGAAGTATTGGAAGTCATCCATGTTGGCGTATGGATTGGCGGACTTGAACTCGGTGAAGGCTTGAGCAATTTCGCGGCGTTTACGACTTAGGTCGTCCTGACCTTTGCGGAAAGAGCCGTAAGCCCTGTTAAAATTAATCATACCAGCCTCCTGCGCCGCCGAGCCATTTTGGTCTTGATCCCCACATCTGCCCAAAGCTTCCGTCGTATTTGTCTGTCATAATCTCATCCAAGTCTGCGCCAAGTTTGCTTGTGAAGTCGCCGAGGTTATCCGAGAAGGCATCCACTGTACCAAGGTTCCGATTGCGCTCGCCAGCCAGTGAAGATAACATTCTATTCTCAGCGCCCCTTGCATCCGTAAGATAAGACGCAGGACTATCCAATGTCAGTGGGTACGGCTTCAAAGTACCAGAGGAGATGTTGAAGCCCTGAGTTGAAGCGGCTGAACGCGGCTGTAAATTTGCGCCAAGGCTTGAAGGGAGCGAACCGCCGTCATAAAGCGCAGAGGTAAGCGTGACAGGAGACTGGTAACTAGCGCTAGTAACGGCTCTGTCGTATGAGGCGGTTGGAGCATTAAGAGCCAGTTCCATTGGGCCAGTTGCGCTTCTTACATTTGGTAGGTTATTCAAATAGCCAAGTTCCGTTGCGCCAATTCCCTGCTCCTCTGTAAGGATGGCATTGCGGCGGTTCATTATGTCGTTCCTATTGGACGCCATCGAACCTGTCACGCCAGTGATGTATTTCATTGCGTCGTCGTAAGCCGCGTTTCTAGCCCCGCGATATGCGTCAGCAATACGGCCAGTGATGTCGCCACGTCTGTTTGTACCTGTCGTGCTTAAATCCATGCCACTGCGGATCAGGTCAGCCTCGCCAACTGAGGCCATGGCTGTCGCGGCTCTGTCCACGTCTTGCTGATACTCGCCTTGACGGCGGGCTGTCTCGGCGTCGATCATGTCGCGGGTCAGAACAGGAACCTCTGGGATGTCACCCAATCCTGCGGCGACACGCTCAAGTCTGTCTTGTAAATCGCGAGCGCCACCCATAACCCTGTCGCGGATATTCTGGTCATCGCGGCGCTCAAGATTTACTTGCTGTTGAAGCTTCTGAAGTTGGTTCAGATAAAACTGCCGCTCATCTGCCTTGAGGTCTTTCGTTTCCAAGAACCGCTCAATGTCTGTCTCTTATACACATCTGACGCTGCCGACGATCTTAC